AAAAAAAAAAAAAAAAAAGGGGGAAAAAATGGAAGAAAACTTTGAAGCCTTGAAAAAAAGATATTGGATATTTTTTAATTTCGCTGAATTTGATAATAATGTAGAAAATTTTGCTAAAGATATATATGAAGATATAAAAAATAATATTACATTAGTCGCAGCATTTGTAACGGTCCTTAATCATAAATGCTGGTATTGGTATGATAAGGGAAATGATGAATTATCATCAAAATACTCAGATTTATATTATAAATATAATGATAAAGCTTGGGACTGGTTGGAAGAGCAAGGAACCGACGAAGAAAAAAGTTGGTACTTTAAAACAATGGATTAAAGGAGAATAAAATATGAAAATTTATTTAGCAGGTAGTATATTTTATTATGGAGATGTATTACGAAATACAGAATGGGCTAAAAAAATTCGTGAAGCGATTCCAAATGTAAACTTATATAGTCCAATTGAAAATACTGAAATTAACGGAGCCGAGGGAAAAAAGAAATTTGCCGGCTCACAAGAGATTGCTAATGGAGATAATGTTCGTTTAAACAATACTGATATTTTAGTTGCTTGTATTGATGGAGATATTCTTCCGGCAGGAACTTGCGCCGAAATTGGTAAATTTCATGAAAAAATTGAACGTGGTGATCATAAATATATTGTTGGTATTTGTACCGATAATCGCCAAATGTACTTAACTTATAGTGAAGAAAAAAATAAAGGCGGTGCTGCTTCTCTTGGAGAACAACAATATAGTTATCAGAATCTTTACGTTACTGGTTTAATTAAACAAGGCGGCATTTTAGTATCTAATATTGATGATGCTATTTCTTTTATAAAAGAAAAAGAAAAGGAGTATAAAGATGAATAAAATTATTCATTTCTTCTATTCGCTATATAATCCTTATCCTTGCGGCCGCACTAAAGTTGATAGTTATTTATGTTGTAAACGAAAAATGAATAGATGGAATTCTTATCTAACCAAAGATAAAAGAAAATGTTATTGTCGTTTTTGTAATACCATAAAATTTTCAAGTACTCATCCAATTGATTTTAAACAACCACATAAATGGTAAGGAGGAATATAAAAATGAGTGAAAATTCCTTATGTAATACTTGTGGAAATTTTCATTGTATATTTCAATCAGGCATTAACTACGTTAAATGTGACTTTTATATACCTAAAACTTATGAAGAAATATACATAAAATTTATTGATACTGCTGGCAATTTTCATTGGATAGGAACTAAAGGTGAACATATAATAAAGCTCTCTTTATAAATATTTAAAAGAATTGGTGGAGAAAAAGATGACAAATCCTAGTAAACCAATTGTTCAATTAAAAGATAATAAAATTATAGCAATATATAATTCTGCTTATGACGCCGCAAAAATAACTAATTTATCATATAATCATATACAAAAAGCTTGCCATAATAAACGTGGTGGCGCAGGCGGCTATAAATGGAGATATGCCACTTTAGAAGAAATTGAATAGTATAATAAAGTTTATTATATAAAAGGAGGAAAAAATCATGAATTTTAATCAAATTTCAACTGGCGGACCAGAAGATATGCCAAAATCAACAACTACTTGGACAATAAATAATGATTATTTATTTACGCCTCAAGGATGGATTTGTCCTAAATGTGGAAGAGTATATTCACCTACGACAGAAATGTGTTTTTACTGCGGCAATGAAACAAATCAAATTACTGTAAGCGATAAAACTTTTCCAGATGATTGGTTTATTTATCATGTTACAGACCCTCTAAAAGAACCAGAAGTTCATTTAGATAAAGATTGGAAGAATAAAGAATTTTATGTTGATTATGAGTCTCTACCATATTATAATGATGATAATTTTTATAAATTTTATTTAAATCATAATATATAAAGGAGCATAAAATGAGAAATCCCGGACGTATTAAAATTATTTGTGAACAGCTTGCTTCTATATGGCAGGAAATCCCTGATTGGCGACTTGCTCAACTTATGAGTAATATATTTGCTACAAAAGATTGCTTCTATATGGAAGATAAAGAGTTCATTGAGTATATACAAAAATATATAAAAGAGGTAAAATATGGAGAATAATTTAATTTATGGTATTAAAGATAAACCAAAAACAGTAAAATAGTGGATTCTATATCCACTACAACAAGTCTTTTCTGTATTAACAGCAACATTATTGATTTCAACAGTATGCGGCGCGCCGCTAAGTAGTGGAGTTTTTGCTGCTGGTATTGGAACATTAGTATATCTTATTTTTACAGGCTTTAATAGCCCAATGTTTGTTTCAAATGCGGGCGCTACTTGCTCAGCAGTTATTGCCTCGCTAGCCCTAAGTGGCGGAAACACTGTAGCAGTTATAGTTGGTGGAAGTGTAACTGCGCTACTTTATTGTATAATTGCGCTAGGAATAAAGCTAAAAGGAACTTCTTGGTTGAATAAAATATTTTCAACTTATACTATTGGCGCAATTATTATGGTAATTGGCATTAACTTATCTAAATTTGCAGTATCATATGTTCAAGTAAATAATGAATATAGCTTAGTTGGCATGTTAGTCGCTATCTTTGTTATGTTTGTAACAGCTATTACAGCACGATATGGAAAAGGTTTTATTAAAACAATTCCTTTCCTTATTGGACTTTTAGGTGGATATGTACTATGTCTTGTTCTAGAACTGTTTAACATTCACCTACTAAACTTTTCAGCTTTTGATAATTTAACTCTATTCTCAGTTCCACATTTTGCCTTCTATGACGCCAATTTTTCTAACTTTAATTGGATGTTAGTTCCTCAAATCATTGTTATTTGGGTAGCAACTTCTATTCCAATGCTATTAGAGCATCTTGGCGATCATAAAAGTCTAAGTAGCGTTATTGGAACAGACCTCACTCAAAATCCTGGTATTCATAGAACATTAGTTTCTGATGGCCTCGCGTCTCTTATTGGATGTATTTTTGGAAAAACTCCCAATACTAGCTATGGAGAAAGTATTAGCTGTACAGCTGTAAGTAGAGTCGGCAGTAGTTATGTTATTGTTACCGCAGCTGGCATTATGATTTTAGCCTCATTCTTTACTCCTCTTATGGCCTTCTTTGAAAGTATTAGTTCTGTAATCTTTGGCGGAATTAGTTTTATCGCCTATGGTATGATTGCTTTCTCTGGTCTTAACATGCTTATTAACAGTGGAATAAATTATAAAGATACTTCAAAAGTAATGGTTGTATGCGCTATTCTCACTACTGGTATAAGCGGCGTTGAGCTACAGCTTGGTCCAATTGTATTCAGTGGAGTTAGTCTAGCAATGCTAGTTGGTTTAATTATGGATTTAGTTTTAAATTATAAAAAGAATTGAGGTATAAAATGACATATCAAGGTTCAAAGGCTAAATATTCAAAATATATTTGTCCAATATTACAAAATTATATTGATAAAAATAATATTGAAACTTTTGTAGATTGCTTTGTTGGCGGGGCAAATATAATCACTGATATTAAATGTAAAAACAGAATTGGTATAGACAATAATCAATATTTAATTGCTTTATGGAAATACTTACAAAATAATCCAGATTATGAGTTCCCAGTATATCCATCAAGATAGGATTGGGATAGATGTAAAAATAAAATAGAAGAAAAAGATTGGTATATTGGATTAGTATCAATTTTTTGTAGCAATATGGCTGGTGGATTTCCAGCAGGTTATGATAAAATGGGACTTAGATATAATGGTAGAATTAAAAATTGTAAAAAAGATTTACCATTTTTAAAAGGTGTTAATTTTATCTGCGATGACTATCATAGTATATCAAACTATACAAACTGTTTAATTTATTGTGACCCGCCATATAGCAATACGCATAGATATAATTATCAAAAATTTGATAGTAATGAATTTTGGAATTTTATAAGAGAACAATCTAGCAAAAATTATATTTTTGTAAGTGAACAAAACGCTCCTGAAGATTTTATTTCTATATGGAGTAAAGATATTGAACACAATATTCGTGGAGCAAAAAGAATTGCAACTGAACGTTTATTTGTATTTAATAATGGTCTTATAAAAAATTATTAAGAAATATGCCTATCGCAAGATAGGATTATTTCTTTTTATTAAAGGAGTGTCTAATAAGTCATGATACAAGAAATAATAGATAGATATTATAATTTTATAAAACATAAAGGATGGACTTATGAAACCGCAGCTGAAAAAATAGAATGTAGTCGTACACATTTAGGCCGTGTATTTAATGGACGACGTGCTCCATCTATGACATTACTTATGAAAATGGAAGAGGTTATGAAAAATGGATGAAATTAAAACTTATTGTGTATATACACGTTGGCTAGCATTAGAATTACGTAAACAAGGATTTAAAATTATTAAAACAGGTATAAATGAATATCATCCACAATTTGATGTATGGTTTTTTGAAGATACCAAAGAATTACAGGCCGCTATATCAGCATTAAATAAACAACGTAAACGCGGCTGAGGAGGAACCTAAGTATGCCAAATTATTCAAATCAATTACGTTTAAATTTAACTGAATTAGATAAAATCACACATAAAGAAGGTAATCGCTTTATACAGCCAATTGATTTTAAGTGGGAAGCCGCAGCTATGCGCAACCTTAATGGAAATGCTTATAAAATATGGCGCTATCTTCTACGATGGTATGGTAAAGATTATTTTTATTATTCTCCTGCCGCTATTCGTAAAGAATTAGGTTTAGGAGAAAATGGCGCGACATCAGCTAGAAAAGAATTGGAAGCAAAAGGATACATTACTCCTGTAAATAATAAAGAAAATATTTATACTTTTACTCCTGTTCTTCCGGTTGATTATGAAAATTTAAAAAATAAAAAAGATTTATTTGATGAATAACCACTTTTTTCGTGGTATTCATTGCCACAAAAATCGTGGAATTATATCACGAAAATCGTGGCATAGTTCCACGAAAATCGTGGTCTTTCCACGAAAAAAGTGGCAATATCCACGAAAATCGTGTAAGTAATATAAATATAATATAAATAGAATAAAAATAATAATATAAATAAAAAATAAAAATATGGTCGCGCCGCGACATGAATATTTGACTTAATATAAAAATTACGATATAATTATTATAGAAAAAGAAAGGAGATTAAAAAAATGGGGCTTGATTGTAGAATCATAATGGCAAAAAATCGTAAACAAATCGAGATGGAAGATTTCTGGGACAAGTGTGCTACCGGTTTTGTACGTGATGAAGATGGCTGTATTGATTTTACCGTACCCTCGGAAGTTGCTTATTGGAGAAAATTTTGGGATTTGTATACACCAGTAAGCAATCGTCTTGGACTTGAGAATGGTGAGATGGCTGAAATTAATAAAGATGATCTTTATTTCATTCTTGATATTATTTGTGCCACTCCTGATTATTGGGGTAAGTTTGATACAGTTCCTACAATTTGTGAACTAATTTATCATTATAATGAGATTCGTGAACATGGTATGACATTATTCTTTGAAGGAGATTATTGATATGTCAAGAATAATTATCACTGGAGATACTCATGGTTCTGTTGAAATGAATCGTCTGAGTTTTAAAAATTTTCCAGAGGGACACAACCTTACCAAAAATGATTATGTAATAATTACTGGCGATTTTGGTGCAGTTTGGGATGGAACTAAAACAGATGAGTATTGGCTAGATTTTCTTGAGGATAAGCCTTTTACAACTTTGTTTTGTGATGGAAATCATGAAAATTTTAATCTTCTTTATAATTATCCCGAAGAGGAATGGAACGGTGGAAAAACTCATGTAATTAGACCATCAATTCGTCATCTTATGAGAGGGCAGATTTTTACAATTGATAATAAGAAGTTTTTTGTAATGGGTGGCGCGACCTCTATTGATAAAGGTTTTAGAAAAGAAAATGAAAGTTGGTGGTCGCAAGAAATTCCATCTGTTGAAGAATTTGATGAAGGAATTGTAAATCTTGAAGCTAATAATTATAAAGTAGATTATATTATAACCCATTGTCTTCCAGATAGTTTACTTGATATTCTTTATTGCGGTTATAATGAACATGATTTACTTACCAATTATCTTGAACATATGGTCGCGCGCACTACTACTTTTAAAAATTGGTTTTGCGGACATTATCATACTGATAAAGTAATTCATAATAAATTTTATGTTTGTTATCATGACTTTTATGAAATTACTGATAATAAAATTATAAAAATTGATTAAGGAGATAAGTATGAGTAAAACTATTTATGATTCTGTTTGCCCTAAATGCGGCAGCGATAATTGGTATCAATATAGTACTGATGAAATTGAATTTTCCTCTGATGGGACAGGTCATTATTATATTTACTGCCATTGTAAAAATTGCGACAATGAATGGAAACAACACTATGAGTTTAAGTATACTATTGAGAGGGAGCGAGATTAATAATGCGTTTGTGGCATAAATATCTTATTTCAGTATTACCTCGTGAGCAACTAGTAAGTCAATGGCGCGAATGCAGTGCTCTAGCTTCGAATATTCAAAAGAAGGGTAGCCCTAATCATATTTTATGTAATTTTATTTTAAATTATGATTATGATCATTTTATTTCTTATGCTTATTATATTAGAGAAGAAATGACTAAACGCGGCTATCGTACAATGAATAGTGTATGGAATAAGATTGTTTCACTTAAAACTGATTATAAACTTTTGTCGCTAAAAGATATTTATCCAGAAGAAATGAATGATACTTATTGGACTATATGCTATTATAATCTAATGGAAAAATGGTTGCGCGGCGGCATTAAAAATGAAGATTGGATGAAAATTGATATTGCGGATAGTGAATGGAGAAGTAATTAAGGAGTAATAAATGGAAATCTATCTTGGCGGACCTTGCGATAGTGAACATCGTACTCTAATGGTCCACGTTGCGGAAACACTACGAAATATGGGGCATGAAGTATACTGCCCTTTTGAATTAAAAATTGAAAATGCATGGGATTATTCTCAGGAAGATTGGGCGCAGATGGTATTTAAAGCAGACATTTCCGCAATGAACAGCTGTGACTGTGCTATTGTTATTTCCTTAGGTCGCATTTCTAGCGCGGGGACTAATTGGGAATGTGGTTATCTATATGCTTGTGGAATTCCGGTATATATATTACAGATTACTGGAGCCCCTACTTCTTTAATGACATTCTGTGGCGCAGATTATTTTGTATCTACAAGCGAGGCCGATTTGACAAATGAATTAGAAACTCTTATACCCCTAATTGAAAACCAAATCATTAATTCTTATAAAAAGGAATGCCTTACTGTACTAACATAAATATTGGAGAAAGTATGAAGATTAAATATAAATTGATTTATGAATGGGTGAGTGAAGAACCTGATATTCTTGATTGCATGAATGCGAATGAATATTCAATTGAAGAGGCAATTAATGATTCAATTCAATGGAATCAAGAGGAATTTGCTGATAGATTGAACAGTTATAGCATGAAAATGTTAGGACTTGAAGGACAATTTGAATACGAGGTTGTGAATGATAGGTAAAGATAAAGCAATTGAATATCTTGATTGGTATTTTTATGATGATGATGGTAATGTAGATAAATATGCAATTCAAAAGTATAATAATTTAAAGAATTATATTGATATTTGTGAAAAATGCTTAATGAAAACCACACATATTGAAGCTGGTTTTCAAGGACATAATTTAATTATACAGGAGAGATAAGATGCCTTGTGGTTTTGGTGATAAAGAATGTGCAATTTGTTTTTATGGCTCAGGTTGTATAGCCGCAATGTTAGATGACTATTGGCAACCTGCTACGAAAGAACAATTAATTTCTAGATTAAATAATAATGAATATTCTGATTATAGACAATTAATGATCGATACATTATATTCAAATTTTAATATAAAATATAATATAGAAAAAACAGACATAAAAAAGGTTTAACTTTTCTTTTAATTTATAATATAATAATAAAAAGAAAGGAATAATTATGCAGACACATATCATTGAAGAACAAACTTGTGATATGGGCCACGGGAAAGGTGAATATATCTTTTCAAATATGACTTTAGAACAAGTTTTAGATTGGTTTGAACAAAACTTACATGACTGGGGAACAATTATAATCCAATTTAAAGATGGAGATATTTTAAGAAAATTTGATTATAATTTATATAATGATTCACAATTCTATCATCATTTAAGTTGGGAATATAATTTATTGGTAGAAAAAATAGAATTCTATTATTGTTTTATGAATAAGGACATTATTATTTATTTAAATAAATAAGTCAAATCAATAAGATTTGACTTTCTTTTTAATTTATGATATAATTAAATATAAAGAAAAGGAGGCGATAAAGTGGCTTATGATGCTAATTCAATTCAGGTAAGAGATTTTCGTACTGCCGCACGAACTACACCTGGTATGTATATTGGCGCGGATGGGCAAGATGCAATGTTTAATTGTTTTCTAGAAATTCTTAATAATGCTTGTGATGAAGCTATTATGGGGCGAGGAAACGAAATTACTGTAGAAGTAAATGATAATGATATTAAGATTTCTGATAAAGGAGCGGGAGTTCCCCATGGAAAAAATAAAGATACAGAAGAAGTACTCATCGAAATATACACTTCTGCTCATTCTTCTGGGAAATTTGATTCAACTAATTATAAAAGAGTTCGTGGTATGCATGGTATTGGGTCCAGTACGGTGTGCGTTTGCTCGGAAATTTTTGAAGTATGGAGCAAACGAGATGGGGCAGAATGGCACCTCTTATTCAAAGATGGCATACCGCAATCTAAAACGGCGGATAGAATTCGATCTACAAAAGAAACAGGTACAACAGTGTATTTTAAACCTGATAAAACCATATTCCATCTAAATGATGAAACGCCATCTTTTGATAAAGGACGAATTAAAAATGAATTACGTTTAACTAGTTATTTTATTCCAAATGTTACTTTTATCTATAAAACGAATGAACAAGAAGAAAGGTTCATATCTAAAAATGGGCTAAAAGATTTTGCCGCTGATAATATCACAAAGCCGCTTCATAAACAATATATTTATGGAACAAAAACATTTGATGGCGATATTGATATTGAAGTATTTGCACAATGGACTACAGGACGTGAAAAATGTTATGTATTTTCTAATGGCGCTTTAAATAGTGGTGGTGGTACTCCTGTAACAGGAATGAAAGCGGCTTTTACGCGCACTATTAATGATCAAGCAAAAGAAAATTTTGATAGTGAAATGATTCGTAAAGGACTAGTCACAATAATTAACATTAAACACCCACATCCAATATATCAAAATCAAGTTAAAGATAAAATTCAAAATCAAGAACTTCGTGGTTATACGCAGACAACCTTTACAGAAGCGATTAAAGATTGGATTATAAAAAATCAAAATGATTTTAATAAAATTATAAATATACTTATTACTGATAAAAAAGCAGAAGCCGCCGCGGAAAAAGCACGCCAAGGTGTTCTTAACTTTGAGAAAAAAGAAACAGAGCATAAAAAGCAAAAAATAACTTCTTCTGATAAGTTTAAAGATTGCGAAAAGCATGGGCAAGATTCAATGTTAATTATATGTGAGGGTAATTCAGCACTTGGCGGCCTCATGCCCGCACGAGACGTCAATAAGGAAGCTCTGTATGCTGTGCGTGGTAAGGTAAAAAATCTATTAAAGCATCCACTTGATGAATGTCTTGAAAATCAAGAAGTTTCTGATATCATCATGGCACTTGGATGCGGCATTCAAGAAAAGTATAATAGTAAAAAACTTAATTATGGTAAAGTAGCTATCGCAACAGATGGCGACGTCGATGGTTTCTCAATTATGTGCCTTATCTCAACGCTATTTTATGTGTTGATGCCAAAATTTATTGAAGAAGGCAGACTATGCTGGCTTCGTGCACCACTTTATAAAATTGAAAAAGGTGGACAAAAATTATTCGCCTATAATGATGAAGAGCTAGAAAAAATTCGGCAAGATCGCACGAATTGGGAAATTACTCGCGCAAAGGGTCTTGGTGAACTTAATGCTGATGATATGGAGTGTTCTATGCTTCATCCTACAGAACGAAGGCTTGAAGTATTAACCATTCACGATGCTGAAGCTGCGGCAGCAAGTATTATGATGTTAATGGGGCCAGAGGTTGAAGGTAGAAGAAAATTCCTATTTGAGAATGTGGATTTTAATATATTAAATAATTAAAATGATAATTTATAGATATGAAAAAGAAGATGGCGGAGGGCCATATTTTACACCTGATGGGCATTCAAGGACGTATACAGATATTTATTTTAATGATGATATATTATGTGGAGCTGAATCAATTGATAATTTAAATAAATGGTTTATAGAAAGAAATGCTACTAAATTAATTCAAGATTGTAAAATTGTCAAATATGAAGGAGAACTAATTCATAAATTTATTCATAGTGGAGAGGCAGTGATTAGAAAATCAACTGCTAAACAATTAACTTCTCCTTAAAATTATGTATAAGTTTATAGATAATTATAATTTTTGAGAATGTAGATTTTAGTATTTTAAATAGATAAGGAGAATAGTATGAATAATAATTCGCGTAATCGTGGTATTGGATTTATGGGCTTGCTTACAATAGCATTTATTGTATTAAAACTATGTCATGTTATAGAATGGTCTTGGCTTTGGGTATTGTCTCCACTATGGATTTCATTTGTAATTATTATGATGATTGCTATTTGGCTTGCGAATAAATTTCAATAAATTTAAATTGGGATAGGGCTTGGACGTTAGAAATAAAAGAAAATTTCTTATTTAAAATGTTGATTTAATATCTTAAATAATTGAGGTAAATATGAATATTGAGAATGCAAAAATTACAAATACACGTATTTCTATGGCTGACCATGGTTGCTTAACTTTTGATTTAACACTTGAAGGTGCCGGTTGGGGTTGTAATTACGGTGGATATTGTATTGGTAATGGATACTTAGGTGCTAAAGAATTTACAGCAAGTTCAGGTAATGGACTCGTGGCTATAATGAAGATTATGGATACAGTCGGTGTAGAGTGTTGGGAAGATTTAAAAGGTAAATATGTTCGATGCAAGATAAATGATTGGGGAGGAACTATTGATGAAATTGGTAATTTAATAGAAAATGAATGGTTTAATATTCGTGAATTTTTTTCTAATAATAATTAACAATAATTAAAATTTCTGATATATAATAAGAGGTATAAAAATGGATAATAAATATAAAATTATGGATATTTTATTAGAAGAATTTAAATATATTTACTGTGATAGTTGTAGACTTCAAGACAGTGAAAATTGTGAAGGATGCTATAGAAAATATATTAATTGGTCTTTGTCATCAGAAACAGCAGCGAATATTGCTGATAAAATTATAAATGTATTTGAAGATAATAAACCATAAATTTTGAATGGATGATAATATGAATGAAAAAGAATTTATAGCAGCTATAAATGAGATTATTCTTAGTTCAACAGCTAATGGTGGTGATCCCGGTGGTCCTTATATGACGGAGCAAGAATGGGCACAAAAAAGTATAGAAAAATTATTATATTTATTAAATTTAAATAATAAATACCATGTTGAATTAGTTAGAAATTTAAGATATGATCTCACAACTTGGATAGATCCAATTCCGCAAATAGTTGACAATAATTAAATTTTATGTTATAATATAAAATGGGAGATAAGAAGATATGGCACAAAAAATTGATATGACGGGTTGGATATTAAGTGAACATGGTGTCCCAGACAGTATTCTCACCGTCCTTGAAGAAGATAAAGAATACCGTATTTTGCATAATATTAAATTAACTGAAGCATATTGGAAATGTCAATGCAAATGTGGAAATATAATCAGTGCACGAGGCTCTTCACTAAGAAGAGGAGATATTTTATCATGCGGATGTATTCAAAAGCAGCGTACATCTGCTGCCAGAAGATATAATTTAGTTGGACAACGCTTTGGAAAATTATTAGTATTAGAATATAGTAAAACTTATACAAGACCAAATGGAAAAAGTGGAGATGCCATTTGGAAATGCCGATGTGATTGTGGCAATATAACATATGTAGTAACTAATAGTTTAATGAGCGGTCAAACAACAAGTTGTGGTTGTAATGTTTCATCCGCAGAAGAATTAATTAGAACCATATTAATAAAACATAATATTCCATTTGAAGTTCAAAAACGGTATAATGATTGTAGAGATAAAAAGCCATTACCTTTTGATTTTTATATAAATAATAATTTTTTATTGGAATATGATGGGGAACAACATTATAAAGAATGGAATCGTGGAGAATCAACTCTGGCAGATAGACAAAAACATGATAATATTAAAAATAAATATGCAAAAGATAATCATATTCCTTTAAAACGTATACCATATTGGGATTATAATAAAATAACATTTGAAACTATTATGGATGATACGTTTTTATTAAAGGAGAAATAATAATGCAAAAGAACGTAGATTTTCAAAATACATTAGAGGCATCGTTTCTTGCCTACGCTGCTTCGGTCGCGCAGGAACGAGCAATTCCCGATGTAAGAGATATGCTAAAGATTGGTCTTCGTCAAGGCTTATATGCTCAATATACAAACAAATTAACTTATAAAGATAAATTTCAAAAGGCGCAAAAAAGTGTCGCAGCGGCTATGACTCAATCATATGTTCATGGTGACGCAGCGATGTATGATACTTTTATTCGCGCGGCAAGACCATGGTCCTATCGTTATCCTCTTGAAGCAGTTCAGGGTAACTATGGTAATCCTACATCACCTGATAGTCATGCTCAAGCACGTTATGTTGAAATGAAAGCCGCGGAAATATCTAGTATATTTTTTGATGGCTTAAAGAAAAATGCTATTGGCGACGAATATTATTCAAATTATGATGATACTGAAATGATTCCAAGTGTCTTCCCTTCAATTGGCTTTTGGAATATAGTTAATGGATGCTCTGGTATTGCGGTTGCTTTAGCCACTTCAGTACCAGCTTTTAATCTTAAAGAAGTAAATAATGCGTTAATTACTTTAATTAAAAATCCAAATGCTACTTTTGATGAAATATATTGTATTCCGGATTTTCCTTGCGGCGGTACAATTATAAATCCTAGTGCTGTAAAAGAATCGTTGAAAATTGGTAAAGGCGAATCTATTAGATTAAGAGCAACATTAAAATATATTCCTGATCAAAACATGATTCAAGCAACCGAACTTCCTCATAGTGTCTTTACTAATACTGTAATTGATCAACTCGCTGAATTAGTAAATAACAATGAAAGTTATGGTATTGAAAGAGTAGTAGACCATACAAAAAAAGAAGCAGATATTCGTATTTATCTTTCTAAAGGCGTAAATCCAAAACGAATGATTGAAAAACTTTATAAAGATACCTCATTAGAATATTGGTATTCTGTAAATATGGTGCTTCTTGACCAAGGAAGATTCCCTAAAATTTTTGGATGGAAGACAGCTTGTGAAGCTTATATTACTCATATTCGTCTTTGTAAACGTCGTGAAATTCAATTTGATTTAGACAAAGCTCTTGCTAGAAAAAATATTGTAGAGGGCTTGATTAAAGCATATTCTATTATTGATGAAATAATTGCTTTAATTAAATCTTCAGCTAATCCAGCAGAAGCATCTGTTAAATTGATTTCTGAATATGCCTTTAATGAAGAACAAGTAAAAGCAATTCTTGCTATGAAACTTTCTTCATTAACTAAACTTGATATTGTAAAACTTAATAATGAACTGGAAGAACTTAATGAAAAAATATCCTGGTTCCAATACTTATTAAATAACCCCTCTGCTCTAGATGAAGAACTAATAAAGATTTTAAAAGATGTAGCTGAAAAATTTGGAGACGAGAGAAGAACAAAAGTATTGAATTTAATTGATAGTAATTCTGAAGACTTGGAAGAAGTTTCAGAAGAAGAAGTTGGTATTTTACTTTTTGATAATAATATGTTGCGCGTGGTAAAAAGAGATGATATTCAGGGCGCAAAGCGGGGAAGAAAAGGAACTAATATTAAACCTCCTAAAGGCGCAAATCTAATAAATACCTTGTATACAACTACACTTGGAACTGTTGCTGCTTTCACAAATGCGGGCCGTATGTATAATTTTAATCTCTCGGATATTGATTGTGATAAAGATTATTCAATTTATGAACTAATCAATGTTCAAGGAGATGAAAAAATTATACTTCTCACTGATATGACTTCTTTTAATGCTTATCATAATTTAATTACAGTAAGTAAAAATGGATACATTAAAAAAAGTAAAATCAGTGAATATAATACAAAAATAAAGAAAGGCGTAGTAGCAGTAAAACTGGAAGATAAAGATAGTCTTGTGGGAGTATTTCTATCTAGAAATGAAAAAGATAGAATGTTTATTGCCGGTTCTGGCGGGAACTATAATTTCTATAAAGTAGAAGAAATTTCTGCTACTGGTCGCGCGACTAAAGGCGTAAAAGCAATTAAATTAAATACGGGAGAATTTATTCAGTCAGTAACTATAGTAAAAGAAGATATTCCTTACAGGGGAATTTTAACTATTACTTCGTCTGGTAAAGGTAAAATAACTTCAATTGAAGATTTTCCAGAAACAAGTCGTGGAATAAAAGGACCACAAGTTATGGCAACTAAAGAAGAAAAACTTTCTGTGGTCTATGCCGTTCCTGATACACAAGAAAAAATCTTTATTTCTACTAATAATAAAGCCGTATTATTGAATATAGAATCAATTCCAGTTCAAAATAGAATTACAACTGGAGTACGCATTATAGATGCGAGGGACAGTAACACAACTATTGAGATTATGTAAAGGAGAATAAAAATGGATAAACATTATCTAAAACTTTTTACTTAGCTAGCTCATACTATTGAAGTTCTTGCTGAACAGGTGATTTCTATTAACCATGATAAGAAAGATGAAAAAGGTGAAGAGACTGCTACTATCATGCGCGATGATTATCAGCAACTTTATGATAGAATGCGTCAGGCTGATTTTGACCCGGTTACACTTTCTAAGCGAGACTATGCTCGTTTCCTTGTCGGCGCGATTATAGTAGTTCAGCAAATTGAAACTCGTATTGAGAATGAAAAGAAAGCTATTTCTGGCTATAAAATTGATTTAATTCCTAAACTTGAAAGAATTATAAATGAAATTAAAGAAGGGGAAGAAGATAAATTACCAGCTTTAATTTCAGAGCTATTTGAAATCAAGCCAGAAGAAAAGACAGAAACTAATTCTTCTAATGAAGAAAAAGTTAAAGAAAAAGAAAAGTCTAATAATTGACTAAAAGCAAAAATTACGCTATAATATAATTGTTGAAAGGGAGAAAAAGTCCTTCAACCTCGGTAAAAAGAAAAAATTATTATTTGACTTTTTACGAAAAATACATTATAATAGATATATAAGAAGGCGGGAGACTGACTTCTTAATATAAAAAAATATTTTAAAAAGAAAAAGGAGATTATTACTATGACTGTTAATAGCGAACTCGTACTAAACTATCTAAAGAAAGAATTTGGCAAGGAACATACAAAGCAGGAAATCGCCGAGACTCTAGGCATTTCTCTCCCCGCCGTAACCGGTAGTGTTAATTCTTTAAGGACTAAGGGTTATGTCTCTGAGCGTGTTGAAGAAGTTGAACTTGAACCCGCAACTGAAACCCGCAAGGCTAAGATGAAGGTTATTCGTTATGAAACTCTAACTGAAGCTGGTCTATCCTATGATCCTCAGGTTGAGGCTGAGCAGAAGGCTGCTGAAAAGGCCGCGAAGAAGGCTGCTAAGGCTTGATGGAAGGCTTGATGGAAGGCAGTCCGAAAGGGCTGCTTTTTATTTGACTAATAATAAAATTTGAAATATAATAATATTGTAAAAGATAAAAAATAAAGGAGAAAAAAATTATGAAGAATATTCTTGAACAGGCAATGAATAAAGTAAATGTAGTAGGGAAACTTCTTTAGGCGGCTGTATTTGATGGTTCTCTGAAGGATGGAAGAAAATATCTAAGAGCTAATCTTACTATTAAAGTGACGCAGACTTATGGTGGACGTGAAGAAGTAAGTGAAATTCCTGTAAGCATGTTTGCTGCACAGTATACTAATGATGGTCGTCCCAATCCGGGTTATAGTCAGATTCAGGACCTTACTAATATGAAGAGCGCGCAGACCGTAGGTTATGATAATGCTGATGTAGTTAGAATTAGCGGCGCAAATCTTCGTGAAAATAACTTTGTTTCAAAGAGTGGTCAGCTAATTGATGGTTGGCAGATTAACACTTCTTTTATCAACCTTGGTAAAGGTGACGGTGTAGCTTCTTTCGCTGCTGATATTTTTATTATGGATATGAGTCGTGAAACTGACCGTGATGGTGATGAAACTGGACGTCTTATTATTAAGGGCGGCCTAGTCCAGTATGGTGGACGCCTTGATGTTGTGGAATTTGTTGTTGAAAATCCTGAAGCAGTTGATTTTGTTGAACGTAATTGGAATATTAATGATACTGTTGGAGTTAAGGGTCGTATTCGTGTAAGCTCTAGAGAAGAAAAAGCGTCTGGTGCTTCTAGTTCTTGGGGTGAAGATGTCCCTGATATGACTACTAGAACTATTAGGGAACTAGTTATTACGACAGGTAATGACGAAGGCAAGGAAGAAGAATTTGCTTATGATCCTGCTGATATTAAGAAAGCTTTTAATGTAAGAAAGGCAAATATTGAGCAGCTACAGATTGATGCTAAGAACGCAAGTGCTAAGAAACCTGCAGCTCCGGCAGCTACTGCCTCTAAGTATAGCTGGGAGTAATCCCAGCTATTTCTTATAAGGAGGGATATAAATGGCAAAGATAAATTTAGCAGAATTACAGCCAACAAGATTATGTAAAGATTTACGTGGACGATTTGTTGAAATTTTCGGTCGTGAAAAAGCAGGAAAAACAAGTACTGCTGTGTTGTGGCCGCGCCCGCTACTTTGCGCCTTTGAAATTGGTTATCACGCATTAGCAAATATATATGCTGCAGATATTGATAATTGGAGCACTTTTAAAGATATCTGTCGTCAGTTAAAAAAGCAAGAATTTAAAGAACGTTTTGAAACTATTATTATAGATACTGTTGGCATAGCTTATAGTATGTGTGAAGACTATATAAAGCAACAGCAGGGAGTCACAGAAATTTCTGAAATTCCTTGGGGTCGCGGTTTTAAAATGTTGCGTGAAGAGTTTGAGAAAACTTTTAGAGAACTTTCTAAACAAGGATATGCTATTGTTTTTATTGCTCATTCAAAAACAAAAACCACAGATGTAACAGATAGTGAAGGAAATAAACTTGAACAAATTAGTCCTAATTTACCACCAGCATGTGCTGAGGCAGTAAATGGCTTAGTTGATATTATTGCTTATTTAGGAGTAGAATATGATGAAAATCGTAATGCTACTCGTTGGTTATATTTAAGAGAAACTCCCACTATTTTTGCGGGATCAAGATATAGAGCGATTGTGCCTAAAATTCCTTTAAGTTATGATGGTTTAGTAAAAGCAGTGGCGGACGCTATGGAAGAAGAAGCTAAAATTACTGGTACTAGTTTTATGACTGAAGAAGAATTAAATAACTCTAATATTGAGAAGCCAGAAGCTTCTTTTCAAGAGGTAATGACAGAAGCTAAAGAATTGTGGAGTAGATATTTAGATGCTGCTAATTCTCAGGAAGAAAAAGACATAAGATTAAATACAATGCAAGCGATCATTTCTAAAATTTTTGGCGGAAATGGCTTTAAACTAAGTCAAGCAATACCGCAGCAAAAATCTTTAGTAGAATTATTTAATGCAGAAATGGAAGATATTATATAAAAAATTTTTATTGGGC